TTAACAGGTCAAAGTGCAACATCTACAGTTGGTGGTATAGTTCTTGATGCATTAGATGTTGGTTTAACAGGATTACAGGCAACTTCAGCTGTAGGATCTTTATCAGAAGAAACTTCTCAAATTTTAACAGGAGTATCATCAACATCTTCTGTAGGAACTTTGGTTCCTGAAATAGGGCTTCCTTTAACAGGATTACAAGCGACATCTGCTGTAGGCGGATTAAGTTTTGTATTTTCAATAGACGTTACTTTAACAGGACAACAGTTAATATCTACTGTAGGTGCAGACGGTGTATCAATTTTAGCATATGCGGACGTTACCGCAACACAATCAGCAAGTTACAGTGATATAACAGCAACTCAAAGCGCTAGTTATAGTGATGTTAATAGTATATAAACATTATTGACTTTCAACGTATAAGTAATATAAGTTAAAGAATAATTAGGAGAACAAAATTATGGCATCAACATTTACAAATCTTGGCGTAGAGCTAATGGCAACCGGCGAAAATGCTGGTACTTGGGGAACAAAAACTAACGCTAATTTAAATCTTGCAGAACAATTACTGGGTGGATTTAAAATTCAAACTTTAAACACTGCAGGTACAGGAGCTAACACAACAGCTTTAGCAGTAGCTGATGGAGCTTTAACAGGTGCCGCTCAAAATAGAGTTATTATTCTTGGTGCAGTATCACCGCAAGCAATTACAGGAAACAAAATTGTAACATTTCCTCTTCTTACAGAAACTTTTTATTTTATAAAAAATAGTACATCAGGTGCATACACAGTACAGTTAAAAGCTGCATCTGGTTCAGGAGCCACGGTTACTTTTTCAGCAACAGACAAAGGATATAAAGCTGTATACCTTGATGGTGTTGCAACTAACACTGGAGTTATTGAAATACCACTATCTCCAGCAGATGGTGTTACACTAACTGGTACTCAAACTTTAACAAACAAAACTTTAACAGACCCTATAATTGCAAATATTTTATCTGTATCAAATGGAGATATAAACTTAGCTCCTAACGGTACCGGTCATGCAACCGTTAAAGGTAATACTAACCCAGCTTCAATTCAATTAAACTGTGAATCTAATTCCCACGGTATTAAACTTACGTCACCGGCACACTCAGCTAATCAGTCTTATGAGCTTAAATTTCCAACAGGAAACGTCACAGCAGATAAATTTTTAAAGGTAGCTTCTGTATCAGGCTCAGGAACAACAGGAATAGGTCAATTATCTTTTGCAGATGCAGGAATAACAACAGGAAAAG